CAATAGCATTCCCTCTGACAAGCTGGCTCGGCCTGACGGTCTTCAAACCGCGTCCTTTTTTACGCGTAGACACGCTTTATGTAAAAAACTCCAAGCTAGGCCAGTGAAGATTTTGCTACTCAAAATCGACCTGTTTGAAGATTGTTCCCTGTGTCCAGTAGGGCACAGTTAACAACCTCGTCTCAGCTTGGTCAGACTCACCGTTCCCTTGGGCCTCTCATCTACCGCGTGAGGCACCGTCACGGAGGCCCAAGTATCACTATGAAGCATATGCGTTGATACATTGGGCTGATTGCGCAGACGCGACCCCCGCCTATTAGTGTTCTTGCTACCATCCTCGCTACGCTGCGGGTGGCGAACACAGGCGGTGCGGCGCAGAGCGCCTTATAATGAGTGAATTGAATATCTGCTTACAACTCTTTCGGAGTTGAGGCGCAGATGGCTTTTTTACTAGCCATAAAAAAAAGCCAGTTCAATCCACCCACACACACACATCATTGGATTATTACCTCCGGTATGGCCCGTATTTCTGTAAAAATCAAAGTGCCGCGATTTTTTAAGAACATTTTTACTTGTTTAGATTAAAAATAGCTTGCTGAGCCGTGAAGAACGGCTTTGATTTGCGTGTGATGCCGCACATTTCGCCAGCAAAAAGCTGGGTGAAATGATTGGCGATCCCCCTTTCCAGAAATCCTGAGTGATTGCGGATGCAACATTCACAATAATGTGGGTGTTGTTTTGAAAGGTTATGTTATGAATTTGTTCACGTTTAAGAAATACCCGTTGCTTTCAACGTTTGTCAAAATTGAACTTACAGCGTTAGCTATCGTCGTTGTTCTGTTTCTTATCGTTGCTGGTCTTGCATTAGCACCGCTGCGCCTACTGGCACTTGGTATTGATATATCATTCAATGCCGCTTTGCCTCACGTTAAATCAGCGTTGCAGTATCGTCCCTCTTTCAAGCGGGGTCGTTCATAATGACTTACAATATTGTTTATGAAGTACGTTATTTTAACCGTCATGGTTTTAAATATCACACTAAGTCTTTTGACTGTAATCACGAAGCTGAACGTTTCTTCCAGCTGAATACTGAAATAGCTGGAAAGCTTGTTGATAAGGTTCAAGATACCGATCACGGTCTTCCGACTTACATCGACAATATTGCAATTGATGATCGCACAGGTGAATCATTTGCAACCGTAGCGAGTTGGACTCACAAATCGCACGAATTTCCTAATACATGGCATGAGTTTTTCAATGGATGACACTCACGCAAAAGCATACGCGACTGATGAAGAACTCATTGATCTTCTTCGACGCAATGACGGTGACGTGGGCAATATGTTTCGCCCCGTTATCGAACCCACCATTACATTTAAATCTCGGCCCAAACCCAACACTTGGGCTGATGATCCAGACTTCGACAAAGAGCCTGCTGATTGGTTTGCTGAACAATTTAATCTTTGGAACGAATGAAAGGACACTAAATGATCGTCAAATCATCAAGCTGGATAGCAAAAATGCCGTTTAAGTTTCTGCTGATCCTTCCAGTTCGTATGGGGTTAGACACAACCTCATATGTAAAAATATCAATAAAATAAATTGGCTAGTTGATCGGCAAACAGCAGATCAAGGGGGGCGCTACGCTGACCCCTTGACTACTGGTTTGCTCGATCACTCAGCCTGTTTGTTACTAAATCAACTTAAATCTTAATCAAAAAGGAAGCCAACCATGGCACGTAAAACTATAGCATCTTTAGAGCAAACAATCGTCGAACTTGAGTCTAAGTTAAACAATTCGCAACTTACTATTGCGTCAAGAATGTCATCAATCACTACACTTCAAGATAAGAACGGTGTGCTTGTTGCTGACAACAGAAATCAAGCTATTCGTTTGGAAAATGCAGAAATCTTTTTCCACAAACAAAAATCAGTAATTGCAGCTTTAGAAACTGAAATCGGAGTTCAAAAAGCAAAAGTCACTGCTGCAAATGACGCAACAACGTCGATGGACATACACTCTGCGTTTGATTCTATTGCAGATTATATGAACCAACGTGGCTGGGGATGGGATCGTGATCTTGTCCCGCCACGCATGGGCAACATCAACACATTGGCATTCAGTCAAGGCCAGGTACTTAACAAGTTCTGTTATGCACTTTCTGACGTTGCTGTTGGTGCCAACGAATATCATCAAAAGCTTGCTCAAAAGATTGTTGTTCGCGTTACAGAAGAAGGCACTTCACACGGCGGTCAGACATTAGAAAACCTGACAGGCCAAGCAGAACGCGCATACAATCAGCGTCTAGCTTGTGACGAGTTGCTAGAAGCAGCTATGGACGCTCACGAAAAAGCACTTGAGCGTAAATTCGATGTAACGTCTGCCAAGGCTAACATCACCGCTCGTCGTGCAAAATATCAAGACGATCAGCCACAAGTTAATCAAAAAGAAGCTACTAAATCTGACCTTATGGCACGGATTAAAAATGCTGGCATCGATCTACCAGAAAGCACACCACCAGTAACTAGCGACCCTCGTATGGAGGAAGCACCTGAGTTTGCAAAGCTGGATACGGACGATGATAAAATTGCTGATTATCTTAACGGTATCAAAAGCAACGCACCCTCTGCGGAACTTAATACCAACGGCATCCAGACCTCCATGCAGGATGTAGCCGACATGGAAGATGGTCACACACACCTTACAGAACAGAAAGGAGACAGTGTACTTGCAGCAATCGCAGCAGATGGCATCTCTACTAGAGCCGCCTAAAAACCCTGACGATTATACCCGTTGTCCTCAATGCGAGGGCAGCGGGTTTTGCTATTCAGATGTGGTGCGTGGAACGTGCCTCTCAGACGCAGAACCAGACGTCAAATTCGGACATTGTGACCTGTGTCTAGGATTGGGCGAACTGGAGAAAGAATAGAAAGGATGGTGATCTAAATCTACTGACGGAGTTCGCTCGGTCGGTCAGTCGGCACAAGGGCTTCGCTTCGCTACGCCCTTGCGCCTCCTTCCCTCCCTCGCTCTTAGCGCAAAAGCGCCCCAACAGCAAAGGAAACACATGCAAAACCCATATCCAAAAGATTATGGCATTAAATTAAGTCACGCTGTCTGGACTAAAGAAATTACGTGGCACGACATTAAAATTAAAATTTTGTTCAACGAAAGCGGGTGTGGTTATCCAATTATGGAACACATCGAAATTAGAACTGAAAATAAACAAAAATTACCAATCACAGACACAGGGTGTTTATCTCATTTTGTACCTTGGACAATAATAGAACCTTACGGCGATGCTGTTGGGTTTATTAAAGCATGGCTTGACGATGCTTCAACCAAAAAATCTTGGCAAAAACACGTCAAAAATTCCCGTCAACTCACATTGTTCTAAGAAAGGAACAACATGAACTTTTACATCAATACACCAACCGCTGAACTAACAATAAGATCCGATAAAAATTCACCTGAGAAATTTTCTTTGCATGGTGTTGAAACAGTACATTTTGCTCAAACAAGACGTTTTGGCAAACGTTGTTCTGTAACTGATTTAGTTATTACCGATGAAGACGGTGATAAAATCACAATCACACTTTTTAACAATACAGCAGAAGGTGTGCAGTTTGTTCCAGAAGCAAAAAACATTCTTGCATCAAAAATCAAACTAGAAGGAAATGTTGAATGAAAATCGACACAGACATTAAAGAACCCCGTATTAACAGGGTTCAAAAAGAAATTGCCGACAAATTTATCATTATGATGAAGGAAAACGGCATTAAATGGACAGCACGTTGGGCGCAGCCACGTCCCTGTCAAAACGCCATAACTGGTCATGTTTATACAGGCTCAAACGTTCTTACAACAGCAATTGCTATGATGGAAAACGGCTGGGATGATCCAAGATTTTTAACAATTCCAGCATCCAGAAAGATCGGTGCTGGTAATGTAATAAAGGGCTCAAAATCGACGCCTATTTGTTTCTTTACAGTTGTTGAAGATAAAAACGATCCGACTAAAAAATACCCACGATATAAAGTCTACAACGGCTTTAACGTAGCTCAATTTACTTCAATTGATGAAAGTCAGCTTGTTCCGCTTAACGAGCATCATCCATCAATTCATATTCGCAGTAGAAACATTGACAGCTTTCTAGATCGTGCAGGAGTAAACATTGTTAAATCTCAATCGGCTTTTTACACTCGCGCAACCGATAAAATTGGTATGCCTGACCCCACCACGTTTCTTGATACGGATGACGCAACAGCTTCGGAAAATTATTACTCGACGCTTTTGCATGAAACCATCCACTACACAGGTCCATCAAATCGCATGGATCGCGGATGTTTCAAAGAGTATCACAACTCAAAAGCAGCAAGAGCAGAAGAAGAACTCATCGCAGAAATTGGGTCCGTATTTCTCGGCTCAATATTTGGAATACAACACACCCCTAGAGAGGACAACGTTGCCTACGTCCAAAGCTGGATCAAAAACCTTGAAAATAAACCTTCAACGGTTTTTTCAGCGGCTGCTGAAGCTAACAAAGCTATAGAATGGTTTCAAAACTGTCCACATATGGTGCAAGCCGCTTGATAAGTTATATCACAATTATACTTGACAGGTATAATAGGTAAATGTTCTTTATGTTTTTAATACATAAAAATGTAAACTACCTATGAGGCTGGGGGAAATAATGAGTGAGATCGTTAAGAACACTTATTGACGCATTGTCAGATCATAATTTGACAACGCAAGCAAACATTGTCTTTAGTAAAACTTCAGAAGGTGAAAAAATCACAATAACTTTTGAAAAACGAAATCAACGTGTCAACGATGATGAAGTAGATCAATGGTTTGAGGACAATGGCAAAGATAACAATTAAACATATTCACAAAGTTCGCAAAAAATTAGCGAATGGAAAAACTGCTGAATATCATTATCTTTACAGAGGCGGCACTCGTTTCTGGTCTTCATCTGACAAAGTGCAACTTGGTGGGCCAATTTATTTTGAACTTTATCAAGAAGCTTTACAGAACATTTCCCCAGCTAAAGGCAAATTCAGAGAAATAGTAATTTCATTTCTCAACACACCTGAGTTTAAAAAACTTGCTGAACGTACTCAAAAAGACATTAAAGAATCTGTATTCCATAAAAACGGGATTGATACTAAATTTGGTGACGCTCCTATACAAGCATTTAATGATCCTCGTATACGCAAACAAGTTTATGCGTGGCGTGACAGCATAGCTAAAGCATCTAAAGGTGATGGCTTTGTGCAAGCAGATACTCGTATTGGTCATCTTGCTCAAATTGTCACTTGGGCATTAGATCGAGGTTGGCTTGTTCAACATCATTTGCAAAAAGTTAAAAAATTATATTCGTCTGACAGATCAGAAATTATCTGGACAGAAACAGAAATTAATGAATTTTGCGCGATAGCGCCCCAATGGTTAAAAAGAGTTCTTATTGTAGCAACGGAAACTGGATTGCGCCCAGGCGATTTACACCAGCTTAACCGTAGCCACATAAAAGATACTAGAATTATTCTACGCGCTCAAAAAAATGGGCGAATGGTATCAATTCCAATAACAAATAAATTAAGATTAACATTGGACGAAACTCCGTCCGATCAATTTCAGATTTTAGTTGGTGCTAGAGGCTTGCCATTAAAAAAAGCAAATCAATTTGGTCAAAAACTTGGTGAATGGAAAAAAAACCACACCAATATAAGACCAGAACTGCACTTGTATGACGCAAGAGGCACAGCAGCTACAAAATTGTTTGCTGCTGGCGTGTCATTGTCTGATCTTGCGCTATTTATGGGCTGGTCAGTACAGCACGCAGCTAAAATGGTAGAAATTTATTGTTCACTGCATCCACAAGGCAACGACAATATTTTAATCAAATTACAACAACACCCAAATACATGATTCGACTTCAAGCTGTATAAAGTAGCCGCTACGCTAGACTACTTGACACATCTTTAAGCCTTCATCATTGTAAACTGTAGTGTAAACTACAAAAAAGTTTGATTTCTAAAAGCTTAAAATAGTCAATGAAATCAATGGCTGGGGTGGTAGGATTCGAACCTACGGTACACGCTACCAAAAAGCGTACAAGTTAATTGTTTACAAAGAATAAATTAGTAAACTATACTTGTTTTAAGCCAATATAAATCAATAACCTACATCACCAATGTAAACTGTGGACAAGACAAATGCCTTTAGTTGAACGTTATAATTTTGATCCAAGAATAAGTTATTTAGATCGCTCAACTAAAGCTAAAGTTGCGTGTGCAGTTAAACCATCGAAAGGAAAAATCACCCTTCCAGATACAGATTTTATGGAAGTTCCAACTTATGAACTTTTAGAAAAGAAAAACAAAAAAATAACAGATTTGCAATTTCGCATTGCGACTTTGGAATCTGAAAAAATTAAAGCAATGGACAAACTGGCTGATCAAGCCAACGAATTGTTTTACTTAAAATGTGGACATAAATAATGTCTCCTACTCAGCGATCATTAAAGTACCTTCGGGCGCTTGGATACCATTGCGCGATTGTCGAGCGATGGAACCATCACACAAAAATAAGACAAGATTTGTTTGGATTTGCTGATTTGCTTTGCATCAAAGAGGGTTTCTCCCCTCTCCTAGTGCAAGTCACCAGCAGCGGGTGGTCTTCTCGCATTCGTAAAATACAAGCAGAGCCATTGTCTAAACTTGCGCTGGCTAGTGGCTTTGAGATTGAAGTTCACGGCTGGCGCAAACTTAAAACCAACAAAAATAAAATGACAATAAAGATCATTCCAATAACGAAAGACGTTCTTAATGAGTTTCAAAACATTCAAAGCAATAGCGGAGCAAACAACTTTGATGCCGTTTCAAAAGCTAGTTTTGTTCCAGCTATGTAGTTTTAAAAATACTAATACAGGTCAATGCAACCCTAGCCCCGAAAGGATAGCTTACTACACTCAATTATCTGCCCACCAAGTTCGAAAAATCCTAAAAGATTTACTAGAACAAAACGTGATCAGTCGCGCAGCAATTGGTTATGAAATTAACATTGATACATCTCATTCTGGACTAAACATCGTCCCTAATAATTGGTGGCCTGAGAATGAAAGTGTCGATGCTCTTTTAGAATCTTACCCGCACCACAACTTTGATATGGAGGAAGCCGTTAGTGACTTTATCTCATTCTGCCATGAACAATCAATCGGACTTGCGCCCGAACGAATTGATAGCGCATTCGTCAAAAACATCAGTCAAATCCTCGACCATCGAAAAGAGGGCCGAGTTCAAATTAAACCTCCGAGCAAAAAATCAGAAAGTGATTTCATCAATTCTTTCCTCTCTTGAGGCTGTAAAAACTGATGTATTTTCTTACGCTGAAACGTTAGACATTCAGCACAAAACAAACACCTGGCATTTAGGTAAATTTGGCAATGTAAATTGGCATATTCCTAAACGTCTTGATCCAGTAAGACTACAATCTGCAATCGACGCTGTTACGCCCATTTACACCGATAACATGGGTGTGAGGCAGTCTCTTATAGAGTTGTGGCTTGTTACAGGCCATGAGCGTCTAAGCGACAGTGAGCGTGAAAAAATGCTCAATCTGTATAACCAAAAATTATCTGAATACGAACCAGCAGCCGTGCGTGTTGTGCTTTCAGAAATGTCTGAGACAAAAACGTGGTGGCCTAGCTGGGCTGAAATACAAGCTGCTCTTGGCCCGTATTCAAACGACACTCTCCGACTTCATCACTCTCTTAAACACGTCCAACGAAAGGAATTAAAACTTGGATAAGCTTGATAGAAAATCATACATCGGATCATCTGATGCTATTGATATAAAAAATGGCAATTGGCTTAAAGTCTGGTCTGAAAAAACGGGCCGAACAACGCGCGAAGATTTGTCTGATAATTTTAAAGTTCAGTTAGGCATTTTTACTGAAAACTTTCACTTAGACTGGACTTTTAACCGTCTGCAAATTGAAGCTGGCGGCATTTATACAATGTCTAAAGATTACAAAGGCAAGCAACACTGGGCCACGTATGACATGTGTGGAAGCCACCCTGACGCTATCCTTGAGGAAGGGGCAGGGGATACAACCCCATTGGAAGTAAAACACTCTGGCGGCTTTCGTTTCCGCGATGCTACCGAAGCCGCACGTTTTTATATGCCACAACTTCAGCATCATATGATGTGCTTTGGCTCAGATAATATTCTGTTTTCAGTCATTCGTGGCAATGACGAACCAGAGCGTATCTGGATCGGGCGCAGCCAACCTTACATCGATGACTATTATGCTAAATGTCAACAATTTTGGGAGCATATGGAAAGCGATATTGCACCAGCACCGTTTATTCCACAGGAGGAAACACCAGCAGAAACAAAAATATCAGATCAAATACCGTTTAACGGAAAAACGCGCAGATCAATTCAAACAGACAACCATGCCACTGTTTTGATTGGTCAGTACATTGAAACTAAAACCGCTGTTGTTGTTCACGACAACGCAAAACGGCAACTCAAAGCTATGATGGCTGCCGAAGAAACCGAACTTTATTGCGATGCACTGCAAATGAAACGCAATAAAGCGGGTTCCATCCTCTTCAAAATCACCAAAAAGGAAGTACGTCCTAATGTCTAAATCAAATTCAAAAATTGTCTATACTGTTGTTGTAGACAGTGGCATTGATTTGCCACCTAAACCAAAACCAACTGGTCGCAAAAACGGCAGTAAGTATTCATTTCTTTACAATTTGCAGCCAAACCAAAGTTTTTTAGTACCTGACAAACGTTCTATGTACGCAACTGTTGCTGCTGCTCGTAAATTAGGCGTTAAACTTGCTGTTCGTAATTGGAAAACAGACGAACATCCAACTCAATACCGCATTTGGTTTATTGGTCATAAGGTTGCTGCCTAATGACTGATAAAAAAACTGAAAAGCCTCGCGTCATTGACCGCGAAATGGCTTTGTACGATCTAATCTCAGCGCAAGCTGCGTGTGATCCCGTCATAAAAAATGCAATCAATCCGCATTTCAAAAATCGTTATGCTGATTTAGGCGCGTGTATCGACGCATGTAAAAAAGCACTGCACAATTATCATTTTGCTGTGCTGCAAACAAACGGTCACGACCAGTTCGGGCAATATGTAATGACTTCCCTAATCCATGTATCGGGGGAAAAGTTTCAGTCCGTTGTTTATCTGGTTTTAGATCGTCAAAATATGCAGGGTTTAGGCTCTGCAATTACTTATGCAAGACGATATGGCTTGCTAGGTTTAGTTGGCCTTGCGCCAGAAGATGATGACGGAAATG